TGTAATTCTTTGTCCATCTCTTTTTCCTTTCAAGTGGAGAGATGTTGCTATTTTACCACATTTTTACGGTTTTGTCAAGTGTTTTTTAGTAAAAAGTTGGATTTTTATACATAATTAACCAATCAGTCCCAGTCCAGTATTTTAGGACGTAGGGTAGGTCGCCCTGAGCGCCCGCATTATTAAAGAAAGCTGGCGATAAAGTCTGGTCGTATACAAGATTAGGGGTAAAAAACTCAACAATGTTACCTACTCTTGATGGTGCTAGTGTAACTGCTGCTAACTCAACAAGGGGTGAATAGAAGGCGCTGCTGTTAGCCAGTAGGGTGGGCGCTAAGTTAACGGCAGCAGGCGTTACGGTGGCGCTATAGAATGTATTTGTGTTGTTGTACCGCTGAGGGGACAAGAAAGTCCCAACCCCAGTGACAACGGCTGAATAAAAAACACTGGTATTTGTGTATAACTCAGGAACCAGCGTTGACGCGCCAGTGGCAATGTTGTGCGTGTAGTAGGTCTGGTTATTGCTGTACAGGGTAGGCTGGAGCGTTACAGAACCAACGCTTACAGTTGCCGAATAAATTGTGTTGTTGTTGGTGTATAAAGACGGCAACAGCGTCACCGTGCCAGCAGCTACGGTGGGTGTGTAAAAAACCTGAGTATTAGTATATAAACTAGGTGTTAACTCTTGCGGGGGTATAGCACCAGAAACCGTAGGGCTATAGAACGTCTGTGTGTTGCTGTAAAGGCTAGGTGTCAGCGTTACAGCGCCTGCGGTTATTGTGGCGCTATAGAAGGTGTTGCTGTTATTAAACCTGGCATTCTGGGTTAATTCTAAAGCAGCAAGGGTGTAAGTTCCTGTTAACTCACCAGCAAAAACACGCTTCTCTAACGTATCACCACCCATTGATCTGGTGATATTTATGGTGATGCGTAATCTAGCAGCTTGCCAAACAGCGGCTCCTGCTGTGGTATTTAGTCCTGTAAAAGCGACAACCGATGTGTTAGTTGCCGTGGTTGTTGTGATATTGCTGGCAAGAGTAATTGTGTTGGATAGCGCAGAACCACCGCTGTCCACCAACGTAGCTTGCAAACTTGACCAAGTGTTGACCCTTGTGCCTGTTTGCAGCGCATATTGCAGCCGAACACTTAGGCTGGTTGCTGTGCTCGGATTGCCAAAATCAACAGGCCAATCAAAAGGGATGTCTGCGGTATTTGCGCCAGTGGCGTTGGTATTGCTAAAAACATAATCGCCAGTGTTTGCACCGGCAATTGTTTCCAACACCAAGTCAGAATCGCTGTTTTGTTGCAGCAAACAGCCTGACAGCGTTACGTCACTGTTTAAGCCTTTCTGACTAATTGCGCTTAGTGTTGCCATTTATCCCTCTATCCCACATTCTGCACACTTAAACCCCGGGGCAGGCCATTCGCCACATTTGTAACCAGCCAAACCAGTTTGCTCCCAAACAGGCTGTATTTGCTCCACATAACGGGGGTCAGCATGTACAGCATCCCAATTACCAAGTTCACGGCGTAAGCCGCAAGCCCACCGCCGTCCTTCAACAGTATTCTCCTCCAAGAAGTGGCAAGGAGGTCCGTTGAGGTAGCAGCAATGGTCTGGTGTATTGCCGTTACAACTTGGCATATTACAGTGCGAAAATGCCTGAAGCGTTCCAAGTTACGTTAATATCGCCACCATTGGGGGTAACAGGCAAGCCAGTGACTGATGTGTCAATATAAGCAACCAAGCGCCATGTGGTGTTAGCACCGGCATTCTTGACGTAGATAACTAAAGCCTCTACCGTGTTACCAGTGACGGCGGTAAAGGTTAGGTCAGCGCCATCAAAGACACCATCAGTAAATGACTTGGTAGCACCAATTTCTTGGTCAGTGCCTACAATACCAGACAGGTCAGAGTAAAACTGATGCGCTGCGTTGTAGGTGTAAGTGCCGGTGTCCACCAGTGCCACATAGACACCTGTAGTTCCTGAGCCATTCAACGCAGAGTTTGCCGCTGCGGTGATAAGTGCTTCTTTGTACTTGGGATAAATTGCATTTGCCATAAAAATTCCTTAAAGTTAATTGGAAGTATCGTACCAGATATCCCCGACTTGGGGGTTAACTGGCGCTGTGGTTTGAACCCATACCCGTGGAAGTTGAGGGAATGTCTGCTGAGACATAATGTATGAATCAGACTTACCGACCTCTAGTTGACCAGCATCAATTTCTGTCCCATCAGATAAAGTGATAACGAGTGAATTGTCGAGGTCAATTTTAGCGTCAACAACACTAACACCTTGCTCGCCATTTTCCCCATCTTTACCGTCTTTACCATCTTTACCATCGCGTCCATCTTTGCCGTCTACGCCATCTTTACCGTCTTTACCCGGAGCACCCTTCTCCCCAGGAATACCTTGCTTCCCCTCTTGCTTCTGAATATCTGAAGCTGTTTCTTGAAGTTGCTTAACTTGACCCCTAACCTCTTTTAAGGTAAGAGCAAGTTGGAGGAGTTTGTCCATTACTGCATAGCCTTATTAAAAGCATCGTCCGATTGTTTCTTTGCATCTGTCTGCATTTTTGCAATTCGTTCGTTACTCTTAATATCTTCCTCCTTCAACATCAACTCAGCAATCTTAGCTCGACGGGCAAATTCTGCGTCATCTTTTGAGCCAGCCTGTAGGTTGGTAGAGATTGCCGCAGCCATCTTAGCCTGAACAACTTGTGGCTCCAACTGGGCTTCTGTAACCAGTTTCTGCGCCCTAGCCTGCGCTTCCATCGTTTGCGCCTGCACAAGCTGAAGCTGGGCTTGCACCATAGCCATCTGCTGCTGCATGTGCGCTTGCTCCATTTGTTGGGCTTCTGGGTTAGGCTGCATACTTTGCTGCAACTGAGCCATCAACTCTTCACGGTTGGTCAACCCCATGTTATCAATAACAGCAGACACCAGCATCGGGTACATTGGACTTTCCTGACCAAGAGTTTGCAGTAGTTGTACAAGTTGGGTAACTTCATACTCACGGGCAATAACGCCCAAAGAAGAAGATGGTACAAACTTGTAATCTGAAACAGGGTAATGTTCAGGGTCAAATTGCATATACCGCCATGCCGTCTTCTCAATCATAGGGATTAAGAAACTTTCTTGGAAGTTAATCAAGGTACGCTTGTGGCGCTTGATAATTGCTCCCATAGACATAGATACAGCGCCAGCGGCAGCGTCCCCATTGATTGTGCCGGGGATACCAGCAGCGTCAATAGCGCCTGTAGCCATCTGTACCATCTTCTGCAACTCACCTGCTTGAGCAAAGGTAACTTGGTCGAGGTTGCCAAACTTAAATGGCTGCAAAATCTCTGACGGGTTACCATTAGTTAGAATTGTCTTGCCCGGACGTACCTCAAGTTTAGCCCCACGAGGCATCCTAGAAGCATCCATAGCAATCATTGGGTGAACGGTGAGGGCTAGGGCATCAATACGGGCGCGAAGCTCTGCATCCAGCGCCTTTTGGCTGTTATAGCCCTTCTCACACACGCCACGACCCCAGAAACGCCCAGGAACTACATCCCAAGGGAACGCCACAATGGGTCTATCTTGCATCATGTAGGGGTTTTCTTCGATTTTTAGCAGTTGACCACCGTTGGCGACAACCACAATAACCTCTACATACCCTTCCTCTTCAACTTCGTCCTCATCTTCCTCTTTTTCAGGCTTGAGAGACTTGGACATCTCGCTCTCATCCTCCTCCTCAATGGCATCGTTGTACAAATGCCGAGGGATAAGACCATAATACTTGGTTAGACGCACCTTATCTTCATCAAAAGAGGTGATTTCCTTGTCAGGTTCGATGTCAGTGTCTGTCGAAGCACTCTCCAGCTTAACATCTAGGTAGATACCAGCCTGAATACCCATCTCAACCTGATGGCGAGGCACAAATTCGTCAATAGCAACGCCTAGAGCATCCTCAATAGAGGTGGCAACAGGGTCAATCAGGAAGTTTTGAGGCAGAATGGGGCGTAGTTTAACCACAACCCTGTCCTCAATGTTGACACCGACTGCCTGCATAGCCCCGTCCATAATAGGTTGGGTGGCTGGCTTCATCTCTTTGACCTCTTCGATGACAAGTTCACCGATACCAGTGCCAAAAACAGCAGCGTTCAGGATACACTCAGCGACTGCCTTACGAGTCTTGGTAAACTGAAAGTCTTCTGATAGCTGTTCGCGCAAGTAGGCTACATCTTGCTTGTTAGTATCGCGGCGGTCATCCCGAATGTCGAACCATTTACCACGCCCAAAGGTGGCTTCCTCCACTTCAGCAACAGAGCTTTCGACTGCCTGCTGTAGGGCTGGAGAGATTAGCCGAGAACGCTCACTCTCGCGTGTCTTGTCCTCAGCAGCCCAGATACCACGCCAAAGACGATAGTACTCATCGAACTTCTCTTCGTAGTTGGCGCTGTAGTGGTCGCGCCATTGGTCTACTTTGGAGATAACCCAATTTTCGACCTTTTGGTCTACAAAGTCTTTTTCTTCCATATTTTAATACCCCGCAGTTGCGTCTAACATTTGGTACTCTTCCTCTTCATAGTCGAACGTGTAAGAAACTTTTGCAAGTTGCTCAATGTACGACAGAGCGTCAGGAAGGTCATCATGTACTAGCTTATTGGGGAACTGAAATAACTGGTCTAAGAATTCGTTATTCCAATCACCCTTGTTAAGTTTTATATAACCGTTCTCAAATCTACCTTGGAGCGCCCACACTACACGGTCTACCTTCTTCTTATTCCCGTGTGATAGCTCTTCAACCCTAAAGAAGGTTTGAGTACGCTTCATAATATCCGACAGGTAAGGCATAACAGCCTGTTTTGCAATACCCTTCTCAATACCGACTGCTATCGGCTCATACTTCTTAACAGCATCAAATATAATCTTGGCTGTCTCCTTGACATCCCAACGACCATAGATGATATCTGCAACCCACCAGCCCTTCTCATTGGCTTTGACAATAGCAATCGCCGTACTGTCTAACCTGGAGTTTTTAAGCCCCTTTGTACCCTCATCCTCAAAGCCAGCTAGGTCAACTGCAATGTAGAAGTCACCCTCTTTTGGCTCTTCCTCATCAAACTTAATCCACTCCTCTTTGAATAGCTCACCACCAGCCGCTTCAAAGGAAGCCATAAACTCTTGCCTGAAGCTGAAAGAGGACATACTCTTCTTAGCAGCTTCAATCTCCTTCGGGTCTAACAGCGGGTTATCAAACGAAGAGAAGTGAAACGATTTAAACGTAACATCCTCACCATTTAGCCCGTATTGGTACAAGTCATAAAAGTGATTACGACCCATAGGCGTACCAATGAATAACGCCCTACCCTTCAAGTCAGCCAGCGCGGGACGTAAGATTTGCTCCCACACCTCTGGCTTCATATCTGCATACTCATCCAACACCAGAAACTTTAGCGACACACCTCGCATAGTTTCGGGACGGTCAGCACCCTTTAGCGATATGGTTGCCCCGTTAATAAGTTTAATCTGCAAGTTGTTAATGTGACTTCCACTGATAACAGAGTGACCCACTTCAAGCAACACTTGCCACATAATGTCCCTAGCCTGCCCCTGAGTAGGAGCAACATAGAAGACATGTCCGCGCTCACTCTGTAGCGCCTCAACAATCAGTCGATATGCTGCAAGTCTACTTTTCCCCGTTCTTCGCCCAGCAGCCACGACATGAAACCTTGCGGGGTCATTCCAGACTTTCTGTTGCCACGGGAGTAACTCAATTTTTAAATCACTCACGAATCTTTATAGTATTTCTGTATAAAACAAGTTGCGTTGTAAGGAATTTTTTCTTCTATATTTATCTCTAGTGTTTTCTCGGCACAAACTTCTAAGGAAGGAACTTCAGTAAATGTCACAACTTTCAAATCTTGAGTGTTTGTGAACATAAACACTATGACAAAAAATTTAATCATGGGATTCCCTGTGTGTAGACTACTTTCTTGTTTACAGACTTAGCCTGTAAAACTTCGTTATTGTTAGCACCTTCTTCAAAAGAACAATGCACCCACCCACTATCGGGAATTCCTTCAGTGTAGAATTCCAAAATAAGTTGTTTGAAAACCAAGTTGTCGATAATCCATTTCGCAACTTCTTTGTTATCCATCCCTACCACTTCAAAGTCAGCGGCAAATCCTTGACAATGGTCGCTCTTGGCGCTACCCCCAACTGCCTTATTCAAAGCAGGGCTGCGATAGCCGCTAGTGATAACAACAACACCCAGCTTATCCCTGATGGGCTGCAACACTTTCTTTGTCAGCGTAATCAGGTTAAGCGTTACTTCGTCAGTGGGTGTGTTATCAATCCCCTTGCGAATTGCAAGCTCACTCTTACACAACTCATCTAGCGTAAAGTTTTTAGTAATTCTCATGGAAACTTACGCTCAATAATTTTCTCAAGAAGCCC